TGTGGGATGAAAAGTTCTGATATGACTAAGTATGTACATATTAGGGAACAGCAACCAAACATTGAGATTATCTTTGCCTTCCCAAACCGGAAGATGACCTTCCCTGAAGCAAGGAGACGTAAGGACGGTACTAAGCTGACTATGGTAGAGTGGGCAGAGAACAAAAAGTTCCGACATTTCATTGTAACGGAGAAGCTGCCAACATGGGTAAAGGAGTTGAGCCATAATGACAAGTAATATAAGCCATATGGTCGTCGGAGACCAGCACTGTACACCAGAGGAAAGTAATGAGCGTTTCTTATGGCTAGGTAGAATGATCAAAGACGTGAAGCCAACTAAGGTAATCTTCATGGGAGACTTCGCCGACTGTTACAGCCTGAACTCTTATGACAAGGGTACAAAAGGGTTTATGGACAACGCCAGTTATGCGGCAGATGTTCGGCACACGATAGAGGCACAGGAGCTGATTAAAGAAGGATGTGGCGCAGCTACATGGAATAGGACTGAGTTTCACATGCTAGAAGGTAACCACGACAGAGGTAGACATGACCGTGCATTGTCAGTCTCCCCAGAGTTCGATGGAATAATCTCTATGGACAACTTGGAGTATGCAAAATACAATGATTATGTTCATAAATTCCTTGACACACCGATAATTGATGGTATCATGTACTCACATTACCTTAAAGGGGGAAACAGTGGTAGGCCTATTTCAGGTGTTAACCACGCGAGATCATTAGTTATGGCGGCGCATCAGTCAGTAAGTGTAGGACATAGTCACCTCTTTTCTCATTACCACCACCACACGGCGGAAGGTAAAAGTATTAATGGGCTAGTAACCGGATGTTATTTTTCAGCAGCACACGGGTACGCGAAACAGTCCGAGAAATGGTGGGACAGGGGCATTATAATGAAGCGCCATGTTGTAGATGGTATGTATGATATCGAATGGATTAGTCTAAAAAATATTGAAAATAGATATAAATAACACTTGACACGAGGATGAACACCATGATAGAATACTTGATGTATTTACTACAAGAGGACGAAGAAGAAGTTTTATCACACTTAGAAGAGGAGAACTATGATGAAATTAGTGATTAAAATAGAAGGACAGGATGACCTAGTCGTATACGAGACTAAGGATATAGGGAAAACTTTGAAAGAGGTTTTAATGTTAAAGGAAGACGTAGCACGTCTTGAAAAGAACTACAAGGTGGCACTAACTGTTACTAGGAATCTAAAGACTATGATAGCAAACAGCGACAAGGTTATAGATGACCTTAAATCCTCGCTACAGTCAGAAGCACAGGAAGTAGTGGCTAAGAAAGTGAAGAAGTCTCGCTGGGGTTCGTGGCTAGGTCTATGAGTACTCACAGTTTTCAAGCGCGTATAGCTAAACTAGAGTCTGACATAGCATCTAATGAGGCTAAGCGTGAGAGAGTTTCTGGAATAGCTAAGGAGTTTGAATTATCTAGTCAAAGGGCTTCAGCACCAAACCGACAAAGTCAAGTTATAAATAGACAACTACAGAGGACAAATGCAGAGAAACGATTAGCTAAATTTGCTGGAAAGGACTTGGAAGCATTCTTAGGTGGATCAGCATTGAGTGATGTAGATTTTGGTGTGGCGGCTAAGGCAGGTCTCGGTAATCTAGACACGTTTAAGATAGATGCGACCAAAGAGATTGAACGATTACGTGCAGACCAACAGTCACTAGCTGAGGCAGTAGCATTTAAGCCGCCAGCAGTTGGGGATGTAGCAGAGTCAAGAGTACAGCAAGAGCGTGCAGAGGATAATGAACTATCCCAAAGGATTGCGTCGGCACAGGCCAGGGCTAACGATGCGTCACTTACAGACTTTGAAAGGACGAAGGCAGCTTCTGAATTAGCATTAGCACAACAGGAGTCAGGATTTACTGACAACAAACGTGCGTCACGTGTTAGGTTAGGTCGTAAGGCTTTGACACAGGAAGTTGCAAACAGAAGAGAGCTTAAACTAGGGCGGAGGAACATATGAATATTGAGCATATGATTGCGCACTTTGTCCAAGCAAAAGAGGCAAGGAAAGGTGTAGAGTATTTATGGAAAGGCGCATATCGTGTAACTGATCCGTCAAGAGCACAGATGTTGGGGCTTAATTATGAGGACGCATCGGCCATAACAGACAGCACCGCACAGGTAGGTGTAAGACTATTCGCTGCGAGCTTACTAGGGTCAATAACACCGTCGGGATCCCCTTGGGCTATGGCGACAGGATCAGTAGCAATGGATTATAAGCAAGAGACTACTAAGTGGTTGCAAGATATATCAGACATAGCTATGGAAGAGTTGGCAGCATCCAATTTCTACTCTGTTATGTTGGAGTTCTACACAGACCAAGTAGTTGCAGGTACGTGTGGCCTATTCGTAACAGTGGTAAACGGAAGATTGCATTTTGATATATGGCGGCCAGAGACTATGTATCTATCGTCGAGCACAGGTGGGGCAGTAGACACAGTACATAGAATAATCCCTATGACGATCCCCCAAATAGTGAAGAAGTGGGATGTATTGCCTCCAACATTAAAAGATTTATCTGATGACGAAGGGGTTGACAAGACAGAAAGGTATGATATACTACACTGTATAATGCCAAACATGGATGATGGGGGGCTGCCCTTTAAGTCTGTTTACATATACGAGCCCGACGTATTTATGATACATGAGGGAGGGTACGAAGAGCAGCCAATGATAGTGCCACGTTGGGGAATATTCCCAGACACAGACTACGGAGTTGGCATACTTAATGAGGCAGTGCCGGCGGCGATGGATCTAAATGAAATCAAGGACATGATGAAGGACAACATAGGTACAGCGATAGAGCCGCCTTATGTAATGGCATATGATGGAGTATTGAACGTAAACAACATTACACTTGGCAAGGGTTCAGTAGTAATGGCTAGGGATACAAACAATATTGCTAGACTTGGTAATGAGGCAGATCTACCGTATGTAATGCAGCAGGTTAACGAGCTGAAGACTGAGATACGTACAATATTAATGACAGATGAGTTATTGCCGAGCAATAGGCCTAACGCGACGGCTACAGAAATAAGAACACGTACGGTAACATTACGTGCTATACTAGGAGGTGTGTTCCTTAAGCTGGAAACGGAGCTACTTCCACTACTTACAGACAGAATATTTGCGCTACTTTCAAGGGAAGACAAGTTCCCGACTATTACAGAGAGTGTACAGAAAGAATTGGCCGACGAAAACGGCGACATATTACTAAATATAGTATATAGTAATGCCTCGACTAGGGCATCAGCAAGCGAAGACTTAGATCAACAGCGGGTACTTGAGGCAGGTATAACTAACAGTGCACAATTTAACCCAGAAGTATTAGACTTATACGACTTCGACCAAAGTGTCAGGACAGCGAGTAAATTGTTGGGAACTGATGCTACACTTATTAAGGCTAAGGACGAAGTAGATCAAGCTAGAAAGCAACGAGCGGAGGAGCAACAACAGAATGAGCAATTACCACCAACTGACCAAGTTCCTAAATAAGTACCTGAGGGAATACAAGAGAGAAAACGGGGCTGCTCCACATTCGGACGTAGTATACTTAGAGCCAAACATGTTCGACACTAAGCTATTTGAGAAGCTGTTTAAAGAGGAATTTACAAGTGAAGATAAACGTAAGAGCCGCAGTAAAAGCGCTGTCTGAAACTCCTGACGGTGAAATCCTTATTAAATGGCTGATGGCGGCACATTATAATGTAGTAGTAAGAAATGGAGAAGAGGACTTGGCAGAGCTGAATGGTAGGCGACTAGTAGTAGACGACATACTGCATATGATAGGAGGCGGAAACAATGAGCGATGAGATGACATTGGCGAGTATTGATGATACAGCTCCTATCCCACTGTTCGAGCCAGAAGAAACGACAAAGTCGGAGATAGTAAACGAGGATAGTGGCCATAATGATGAAGAGCAAAAAGAAGGGGAAGATGCCCCACAAGAAGAAGTTAAGCCAAGTAAGCTAGACATCATATCAGCTGCCTACGATGAGTTTAACGTAGATGGGGAGTTGGATGTAAATAAGTTAAAGACCGCTTACGTGAAGCTTAAGACGGCAAAGTCAGACAATGTAGAGTTACCAGAAGATATAAGTGGATACTCTGTCGGAGACTATGAGAATATCGGAGAGGATGCACAGACGGATCTAGCAACTAAGGCATTGGAGGCTGGAGTATCTAACGATCATCTAGACTTTATGCTACAGACGATAGATAAATTGAGCATTGCAGAAAAACCAGTTGACAAAGGAGCGTCATTGAGGGCTAATTGGGGAGCAGAGTTTGAGGAAAAATCAGCCCTAGCTAACAAAGCATGGAACAAGTACGGGGGGGACTTGGACCCGAAGCTTATAGAAGACAACGTAGGCGCACTGTCGCTACTTGCAAAACTTGGGGAAGCGCTGAAAGAAGATGTTGTGCCTAAAAATACAGCAGGAAAACAAGTTTCAAAGTCCGAAGATGTGATGGCCCAAGTAGACAAACTAATGGCGTCACCTGATTACTTTGAGAGCTTAGCAAAACAGGCCAATGTGGCCGAACTTTTAAATAATATTAAATAGGAAAATATCACATGTCAGAATTATCAGCAGTATTAAAAACCACGTATGCCAAAGAGCTTCAAATCGTATCACAAGAATTGACTCCACGCATTGTGCCTGCAACTAAGATGATCTCTAACGTTGGCGGTGACACTTATCGCCCACAAGTATTAGACCGTAACGCTGGTGCAGAGACAGCAGCCCCTACGGCACATGGTATTGATCTGGCCAACTTGGCAGTTAATCACCGTAGCCCCACTATTCTGTTGACTCCACGTCACAGTCCTACTTATTTGCACGAGTATGAAATGGAGACGTTTAGCGCTTCAGGTTCTATTCGTAAAGATTATGCAATCAACCAGTTGGCTAACATTAACCGCTGGCAGGATGATGCGGTAGTTACAGCTATGACTGCAAGTAATAGTCCTTTGGCACCTGCTGGTTCAGCAAGCGCTTTAGGTCAGGGCAACTTTACTTATAACAAGTTTATCACTGCATTAGAAATGCTTGACAATGATGAGTATACTGATTACGCAAATGTTGTTTGTGTAGTTACTAGTAAAGAAATTATGCATCTTCGTAGTTTCATTGAAGTGAAAAGTAATGACTTTGATACAATCAACAAGATTTCAATGGGCAAGCCTGCTGAGCTGTGGGGTGTTACTTTTATCAAGTCGGATCGTATTCAAGTTACAGCTGGCATCATTGATCCTTCATTGACTACTAGCAAATGTTTTTTGTTCCATAAGTCGGCTGTAGTATCTGCCTTCGCTGGATCAGCTACACCTAAGACTAACATCACTTGGGAGAGTGCTAAGGATCAGTATCTGATTAACGCTAAAGTCCACATGGGCGCAGGTGTTATATTCCCACAAGGAGTGGTAGCTATTGAAAATGAAGACCTTGTATTATAGGGGGTTATTGTAATTAACTAGAGGAGAACACAGGCGGGGGTTTCGGCTCCTGCCTTTTTAGGTTTATAACAGGAGGAATTATGACAAATTCATATAGCAATAGTGAAACTGACATCGCAAATGCGGCCCTAATACAAATAGGAGCTAGCACGATAGCAGGTATAAATGACAGCACCAACAACGCACGTAAGATAAGGGTAATGTTCGACCTAGTACGCAGAGAGGTGTTTACTGAATATAATTGGCCATTCTCTAAGAAGTCTGCTATACTAGCGCGACAGCCTGAGCCACTACTAGATCACTGGGAGTATTCATACAAGTTGCCAGGAGATATGCTACACTTAGTTGAGGTTCACCACGATGCCCCATACCTATTAATTGACGGCAATATAAATACCAATGATAGTGAGATGGAGTTGTGGTACATACGTGATGTTGTTAACCCAGCAGAATGGACAGTTAACTTTACTAACGCGTTCATTGCGCTATTACGGGCAAAGTTGACATTGCATTTTACACAGAGTACGACGGCAGAGCAAACAGCCTACCAGTTGTACCAAAGGGAGATAGGCAAGGCACGGACGAATGAGGCACAGCAGCGGTCTAATCAAGTTATTAGAAAGCAAGGACTACGGTCCAGACGAGCAGGAGGATTCACATGGCAAAATTACAGCAACGAGTGGTAAGATTTACATCAGGTGAGACATCTCCACTATTGATTAACACTAATGATTCTATCCAATACCAGGAGGGGGCAAAGGAGATAAGGAACTGCCATGTCTTGACACAAGGAGGATTAACTTCACGTCATGGGATCAAGGAGGCAATTAAAATCAACACACCAAGCAACGGGGAGGGAGATATCTTCATACCAGTATACTTTTCCGACGAGCTATCGTTTATCCTATTATTTACGGAGTTCCAAAGCGGACTATATACACCTGATGGAGTATCCCTCAGCCAAATAGCACCAATAGATGGTAGTGGCGGGTATAATTACGTACAAGTTGGAAANNNAAATAAAATATACGTAGTTACACGTAACTTATCCCCCCGTGTTATTGAGATAACAAGCCCAACTACTGCAACATTATCATCCTATGAACCAGAAAATAGGGTGTTAACTGATGTTGAGTATACGTCACCTATGGTAGAGTTCACCATTCTCCAAGGAACGAATCCGTATGTCGTAGATGCAACTCAAAGTTCAGAATGGCAGTTTAACACTGATGGCAACGGAAACGCCACCACACCTATACTTGTATCTCCGGGAACTACACCAGCTACTGGATTACCTGATGGTAGGTTGATAAATTTGAGTGTAAACCCTGACTTAGATGTCGCTGGTGCCTATACTATAGAGCTTATTACTTCAATAAACCCAGAAGCTCCGACGCGGCAGGAGTGGATAGTGAGAAGAAACGGCACGAATGCTCCGTCCTTACTTTGGTTCGATGACGACGCACCAACGTCAGTTGCTTACTTTGAACAGCGCGTATGGTTTGGCGGGTCGGCATCCTCACCGAATAGGATATGGGGTACAGGTACAGGAGAATCAAGACATAATGATATGACCGCAGGTAGTGACGCCGTGGACGCTGTACGGTTTGATATTGCTAACGGAGGATTTGGCCGAATACGGCATATTGTAGGACTAAAAGAGTTGAAGGTTTTTACAGGATCAGGAGACTACGACGTAACGGGGGCAAACGGGTTTGCTATTTCACCAACATCGGTACGGATATCGAAAAATACAAACTATGGTTCAGATCTAACAATACCTGTAGTAGTCGGTGACGAGATTATTTACTC